ATATTTGGTATACTAAGTGAGTATTAAAAAGGGGAAAAAATGACTAACACAACTTATTTCGCAAACAATATACCTCGTATCGTAAGGAAAAGAGCTAGTCACTCTCCCGCCTTCCGGTGCGAGGTATTTTGTATGGGAGGGCAAGATGAATAAATGGACGCTATTGTATTCACACAAGCAAGGTTTTACACACGTTGAATCATTAGAAGAAACGTTAGCAATAAACGCTGAACAAAAAGAAACGGAGTATCACGTCGTTGGGATTTACGACACTTACCAAGAGGCAAGTGAAGCAGGGAAAAAATTTATGAACACCAATATAGAAAAATTATATTTTAACCCAATAATGATGACCTCTTTAGGTTTGAAGAAGCAAGAAAAAATACATAAAGAAAGAAAAAACAATATCACAAAAGGAGATACAAATGGCTAAAAGATACACTGACACTAACAAGTGGGATGATGATTGGTTTATATCTCTACCAATAGAGTATAAATTGCTTTGGTTTTATATTTTAGATCGTTGTGATCATGCTGGAATATGGAGGGTCAACTTCAGGTCTTTTTGCCTCCTAAATGAGGTCAAAGTGGAGGGACAACAAGCCATAGATTTTTTTAATCAAGACAAAAAAAGGATTAGGGTATTGAGTGAGACAAAATGGTATGTTGAAGAATACATGGCTTTCCAGTACGGGACTATAAACAGAAAAAATAGAGTCCACGATAGTGCTTGCAACGTCTTAACTTCGGTTGGGGTCAAATTGAGTTCAATTAGAGGTCTAGTTGCCCTCACCGATGGGGTTAAAGATAAAGATAAAGATAAAGATAAAGATAAAGATAAAGAGTTAACCACTAAAGAGAGTAGTAAGAAGGAGAGAGAAATCCAAGAGGATAGAAGAATTGAATTGAAGTGTGATTTGTATCTGGCTTTTTGGAGAGTAGTTTATAAAACAACACACGATTCAATTAGTGAACTAATCCCAAATATGAAGTATTGGGATGGTAAATGGGACTTTGACAAACTATTAGTAGCAACGATAAAGATGAAATATCAGTGGTCTCCTGGTATGTGTAAACCTGTGGTTTTGATTAGACAAAAAAACCCACAACGAGAACCAGTTAACCATGTGGAGGATTTGTTTGAGGCTCAACTTAATGGGGAGGGACTTTCGTATCTAAATGGTGTTGGTAAAGAACTAATTAACAGTTTAAAAAAGGAACCGAAATATGGAGAATACGAACAACTTAGTGTTACGTTGGGCAAAAGGGTATAGCGCTTTAGGTTGGTCTGTTATTCCGATCAACCCTAAAACCAAGAAGCCTATGCTTTCGTGGAAGATGTACCAGAGCCGAAAGCCAGATGAAGCAGAATTGGTAAATTTCTTTGGAGGCAAGACTTTTGATGAGGTAGGGATAGCTCTAGTAACTGGAGAGTTATCTGGTGTTGCGGTCTTGGATTGTGATGACAAAGCTGGTGGCACATTTGGGTATGACAGTAAGATGAAGGCACGGTCTGGAAGTGGTGGGACTCACCTTTTTTACAAGTGGCGTAAGGGAATAGAAAACAGGGCTAGAATACAGGGCGATCCTCTGGATGTGAGGGGAGAGGGTGGGTATCTAATTATTCCACCATCAAAACATCCCTGTGGAAATAGTTATCTCTGGTTGATAAATATCCCAGACATAAGGGAAATAGCTTCAACACTTGATCCATTTCCAGAGATACCAGAGATAACGAAAGAGGGTAAGGGAAAAGAACAACGCTACAAGATTGTTAATGTGTCAGAGGGGAGTAGAAACGACAATATGTATCGTTTTGCTTGCTCGTTGGATATGAAGCCACCAAAAGAGGTATGGCACTCTATGGTGATGACTAACAGAAGTTATACTCCGCCATTGCCGGAAGAAGAATTGAAAATAATCTATAATCAAGCGATTAAGCACAACGAATACAAAGAGGCTATTCAACCAAGAAGTGTAGACTCTTTATTGGTTGAATTAAAGAGTAGAAGGGAGAAGGAGGTAGCCAGTGTTGGAACAGGCTTTCCGGTTCTGGATAGTTTGATAAAAGGCTTTTTACCTGGTCACTTATATGCTCTTACTGGTGAGACAAATAGTGGTAAGACAACCTTGGCAGTGAATTTTGCTCACAGGCTAGCTAAAATGAATCAGAAGGTTTTGTATATATCACTTGAGCCAGATATCCAGATTATAACCATGTTAGCATCGTTGGATAAAAACAAGGCATATAATCAACTTGAGGACAAGGATTTTGAGGGGTTGCCGGACGTTAAGATACTGTTACAGGAAGATTGCCAGTCGTTTGATGAATTAAAGAAAATCATAGAGAATAGTCAGGAATTTGACTTGATTATCATAGACCACATTGGGTACTTCGTTGTTGATGGTGATTGGGTACAAGGGCAGAGCAAACTGATAAAACAACTTGCTTTACTTACTAAACAACAATCACAGGCTGTGTTGTATGTGGTACATCCTAACAAAGGGGCAAAAGGTGAGGGAATAGACAGGTATGTGGGATTGAACGACATGATGGGAACGTCTGCTCACAGGCAGGACTGTACAGAGGTGTTGAGTTTACAAAGGGAACAGGAGAAAGATGAGTATGGTTGTTTATTTACCAGCCCATATGGAAAAATTCACGTTTTAAAATCAAAAGTGTCAGGTATTTCAAAGTTTACCAGTGTTGATATAGAATTTGCAGAGAACAAAGCACTGGTTGACGAACTTATTGGTTCCATGAATAGTGTTAGAGCTTTTTTTCCTAATGCAAAGGAGGTATTAGATGTCTAAATGTACTGATTGTGGGGCAGATGTGTATTGGGTATCATACGATGCAGGGACAAATGAGAAGCATGTTTGTGAAAGAGATAGGCGCAAGTTCAGGATGTGTGCTAAGTGTGGAGGAATGGATTTGAGATATGTCATGCAGACGTTTAAGAACGGAACAGAACATTTAAAAGTAACTTGCAAGAAATGTGGCAACTATCTTGGATATGCGCCACAGGTCAAGGAATTTATTGATTTAGTGGAGAAAAAAGATGGACAAACAAAACTATTCAGTTAGGCTTATGCAGTACGAGACAGAGAAGTCAAAGGCACAGCGTGAAGCAAAGAGTGCCAGCGAGTGAGAAGAGGATTAGAGAAATAGCCAAGAAGTTGAGGGTTTAGAATATGAAAGTAACTATTACAGCCGGTAGAGTCACACCACAAGTACCAGATGGAGAGTACACACTCAAGAAGCCAACCAAGACACGGTCTATCCAAGAGAACTCGTATATGTGGGGTGTAGTATACACGACACTAGCCAATGAACTTGGATATTCAGTTGAGGAGATACACGATGAGATGAAGCGCAGGTTTCTACCAAGGACAGGGAAGTTAGAGATACCAGTCTCAACCACGGAACTAACCACAAGGGAGATGGAGGATTACTTATCGAAGATACGGATATTTGCCAGTTCAGAGTTGGACATATTTATCGCCCACCCAAACGAGGATGTAACACTATGACCATCTATGACCGCATAAAAGCCTATCTCGAAGAGCTTAACAATCTACCTATTAGTAAGTGGTACGGGAGGGAATACCACGAACTGATTAAACAATTAGTAGCCAAGTACAACCTATGATCCAAATGTACCAATGCAAGAAGTGTGGCAAGATTGTAGAAATCCTGTTGCCACGAGAATCAATCGACAAATGTAAATGTGGTGGAGAGTTTAAAAGAATCTATTCAACCTTCTCGGTACGTTACAACGCACCAGGATTTACGAAAACATCTTGATTTATTTGGAGACTGTGTTATATTACAAACGATTTAAACAAGAGGACAATATGAACACGTTGAGACGAGCGATTGAAATAACAATCAGCCTAGTATCAGGTGTCTTTTTGTATATATACTTTACAAAGCAAAAAAAAGAGAAAACAAAAACGTACAAGGTATTTCGAGAGGTTCCAAAGAATTACGCTTATTACGGGAATTACAGCATAGACCCGAACTTTATTTATAAGAATTGAACAAAATGGTAAAATGTAAAAAGTGTGATGATACTGGATATGTAAAACAAGAAGAAGGAAAACCAGGGACTGCGAGGGCAACAGGTTTCATTATGCCAGAGATATGCGATTGTATTGCAGGATTAAAAATTAGAATAAGCAACTTAGAACGGGAAAGAAACAATCCGTCTGAGATGGATATAGGGCATAATCAGGTAATACACTTCGTTGGTGGATTGAAACGCACCATCTTCAATGTCAAGAAAGTCTGGGAGAATGAGATGTCTCACATAGTAGACGGAGACGATGTAGAGTGGATCATTAACAAGAACAACGTGTTGATGGTTGAGATAAATGGTAAAGATTTTGAAGATGAAGATGATTGTTAAAATGAGGTGAGATTATGGCACACGCAGGAGGTAGACCATTAAAGTTTAAATCAGTTAAAGAGCTAGAGAAGAAAGCCAATGCTTATTTTAAGGAAACACCTTTTGAACATTGGACTGTGACAGGCTTAGCCTTGGCTTTAGATACTGATAGAACAACTTTGATAAATTATGAGAATAAAGCAGAGTTTTTCGACACTATAAAGCGATTTAAGTCCATGGTTGAAAATTCTTATGAGATTTCATTGAGAGATAAGGGACGTTCTGGTGAGATATTTGCACTCAAGAACTTTGGATGGAGAGACCAGCAAGAGATAGACCACACCACTAAGGGTGATAAGATTCAACCGATACTAGGGGGTGTTAGTGTACGTTCAAACAACAGCAACCGAGAGGATAGCGAAACTAACCAAGAGGATTAAGGCGGTCGCTGGTGGCACGAGTGCAAGCAAGACTATCTCAATCCTTTTAGTTTTAATAGATAAGTTACAGAGTTTAGATAACAAGCTGTATTCCGTAGTGAGTGAGAGTTTACCGCACTTGAAAAAAGGAGCTGAACGAGACTTTCTGGATATTATGAACAAGCACGGGTATTACCAGGAGTCACGTTGGAACAGAACAGACCACATATATACTTTTGAGACTGGAAGCAAGTTAGAGTTCTTCGGTGTAGATCAGGCAGACAAAGTTAGAGGACCACGTAGAGACGGATTGTTTATGAACGAAGCTAACAACTGTCCGTATGATTCATTTGACCAGCTTGAAGTTAGAACGAAGGACGAGATATTTTTAGACTGGAACCCGACCCATGAGTTTTGGTTTTATACCGAGATAAAGAGGCAGAGGGAAAAGGATATAGACTTCATCACGCTTACCTATAAAGACAATCAGGCGTTAGACCCACAGATAGTAGAGTCAATCGAGAGCCGGAAAGAGAATAAGCGGTGGTGGACTGTATATGGAGAGGGGCAACTAGGCGAGTATGAGGGGCGCATATTTACAGACTGGCAGATTATAGACGAAGTACCACACGAGGCTAAGCTAGAACGATACGGATTGGATTTTGGATATTCAGTAGACCCAACCGCAATCATAGCGATTTACAAATATAACGGTGGTTACATATTTGACGAGATAGTTTATCAGAAGGGAATGCTTAACAAGCAGATAGCTGATGCAATAAAGAACTATCCACAAGCGTTAGTGGTAGCCGATAGTGCCGAGCCAAAGAGTATAGACGAATTAAAAATGCACGGGGTAATGATAATCCCCTCTGTCAAAGGTCCAGGCTCGATAAGTGCCGGAATCAATCAGGTACAAGCGTGTAGATGTTCAATTACCAAGACAAGTACCAATTTAATAAAAGAATATCGGAATTACTCGTGGAAGGTAGATAAGGACGGCAAGAGTCTGCAAGTGCCGGAACCTGGAGACGATCACGGATTAGATGCGATCCGGTATGGTATATCAAGTTTAAACATCGTAGACGAGTACACAATCAAGACACCTGTAATGCCACAGATATTCACTAAGGAAGGATTTTATTGATGCCAAAGAAAAAGAAGATAGAGAAAACAGACGATAGCTTGATAAGAGAGCTTGAACAGCAGTTTGATTCTGCTGAAACTGAACAGCACAAGTTCAGGGATGACCCGTATTGCACGTGGACAGAGAAGGAACAGATACTTCTCAATAGACCGACTGACAAGATTACTGAATCTACCAAGAGTAAAGTATACGATCCCAGATTGGCAACCGAGGTATTTAACGGTGAGTCACGGGTTATGGCACAGTTCCCAACAGGGAAGGTGCAGGCATTAAACGATAAATCAGACGCTGGCAAGAACGTACTGATGAATCTGGTCTTGACTAAGTACGTACAGAAGAACGCCAACTATCAATTTCCTTTTTTAACTAAACTCCGTATGGTTGACAGGTATTCCCGCGTATACGGGTCTTATCCTGTTTTAATTGACTACAGGGCTGACGATGATTACGTCGGTCCTGATTTGTTTCTAATCCCGCCCAGGAACCTGTACCCACAGGCAGGGGCGATTTCGTTAAATGTATGCCAATATGCTTTCGTAGAGGTCTGGAAGTCTTTAAAGTGGCTTGTGAAACGTCCAAAAGATACTTGGCAGAACATAGATAAACTGTACGAACTGGCAAAGAACAAGGGCGGTGAGGAGATGAGTGAACAGAGGAGCTTCAACGAGACGCAGTACATGAGTGATGATAACGATGAGATTGGCGATAACGCCAAGGTCAGATTGATAACTCGATATGAGAAAGACCGCTGGGTAACGTTTAGTCCTGAATACAAGCTGGTTCTAAGAGATATTCCAAACCCACACGATAACGATGAAATCCCGATTAAGATGAAGCACTATATCCCTCTAGCTGATAGGTTCTGGGGTCTGGGTATGTTTGAACGGGGCAAGACGTTGCAGTATGCACACAACTCGCTATTGAATCTTTACCTAGATGGTATCAAGAAGGGTTTATTCCCGCCAACTATTGTCAATCCCAATTTCGTGGTTACATCCACGTTAGAGAATATGTTTAAGCCTACCGGGATAGTATTTGAGACACAGGCTGGTGCAATTAGAGAAATGAACGTAAGCCCGTCAGGTCAGAACACGTTCATGTCCACAGCTCAATACCTGATAGGTGCGATGCAAAATATGAGTTCTAGTCCAGGTTCCGTGTCAATCGGGAAAGAGTCCGACCCGACACAGGGAAAAACGCCCGAAGCAATCAAAACGATGAACTTCCAACAGTCAGTAAGCGATTCACAAGATCAGTTCCAAATGGAGCAGTTCATAGATGAGGTCTATAATACGATAGCGGATATGCTGGCTAAGAGACAGGACAAGCCGATTAACCTTGAGCTATTTTCAGATGATATAGAGGAAATACAGAAATACTACCCAGATGTCACAGAGGTTTATGAGAGTGGCAATTTTGGTACAGCCAAGGTGACAAAGGATATGCTGGGTGGAACGAAGTACAGATACAACGTGGATGCAGGTTCAACACTTAAAAAAGACAATGAGCAGGAGAATAAGAATCTGATGGGGCTGATTGGTATGTATATGCAGAGTCCCGCTTTGGGTCAGACGTTGCAGATGGAAGGCAAGCAGTTCATGGTAGGCGAGGCTCTTAAACGGGTAATGATAACGTCTGGTACGAAGGATTGGGATAAATTACTGGTAGACGTAGCACAAGGACAACAAGGCATGGGGCAGGGAGGTATGGGGCAACCTGGACAACCAGAGATGGCGATGCCGGAGATACCAACCTATCAAGACCCAGAAGTTGAAGCGATGGCACAGCAAGTTAGACAATTAGCAGGGGGGCAGAATGGAAGCATTGGTTCCTGATGTTTATGCGATGGTTGAGGACGTAAAGACCGAACAGGTAGAGCTTTCAACTGAACTTGCTAAAAGAGGCGAAGTTGTAGAGATATTTCAGAGACCAGGCTGGATAGTGATAGAGGAATACATTACGGGCGCGATTGAGTGTGTCAGGAACTACGATATAGGGAACGACTCGATGGAGATGATAGGTTTCAAGGAGATGGCGTCCAGGATTGCCTCTACTGCGCTCAAGGGTATTTTAGTTATTAAAGATTTGGCTTTACTAGATGTCGAACAAATCGGAAAAGAAAAATAGTAAAGAGATTGATTGGAAGCAGAGAGGACCGTACATTATCAAAAAGAACGATGAGACGGAAATGGGGATATGGATAGGGAATAATAAGGTATTGGTTGGATGGGACGAGGATGGTAAACCGATTTTAGAGGATAAATAATATGGGTACAAAACCAATACATGGATTAAGTGGTCACAAAATTTATAAAGTTTATTACAATATGAGAACGAGATGTGAAGATCCAGATAGGAAAGATTATAAAAATTATGGTGGTAGAGGAATAAAAGTATGTGATAGGTGGAAAGACGTTATAAATTTTCTTGAAGATATGTATCCGACTTATAAAAAAGGATTGCAGTTAGATAGAATTGATAACGATAGTAATTATTCACCAGAGAATTGTAAATGGTCTACAAAAGAAGAACAGTCACGCAATAGAAGATCTACGTATTGGATAACTTTCAGGGGAATCACTAAGCCTATGATAGCATGGGCAGAAGATATGGGGCTAAATAGAAAAACAGTTAGCTGTAGATTGATTAGAGGATGGAGTGTTGAGAGAGCTTTAACAATTAAACCGTAATTATTTAGACGAGCGGTCGACACTTCGTCTTTAAATAAGAGTTGTCTGTATAAAGGAGTTTTTATGACTGATCAAACATTGGCGCAAGAGATGGTTGCAGACGAAAACCATGTGGAAACGCCAGCCACAGAAGAATCGTCAGAGGCAGTGGTCAGCGAACCTGTAGCCGAAAGTAACGATGCAGTTACCCAAGGCGAAGATGAGCAGACTATAACCGAACCTAAGGAGCAACCCAAACCGAGGGCGCAGAAACGGATTGAACAGTTAGCTGGCAGGGTCAAAGAGCAGGAGATTCAGTTACAGCAACAGAGAGAGCAGAGACAGGGATTGCCATGGGAGCAACCCTCTTTACCGCAAGATGAGGTTACCGCAGAGGAATTGCAGACTTATATTGACAAGACAGTTGAGAAAAGACTTGCGATGAAAGATGCGGAACACGCTCAAATTGATATGGTTAGAGATTGGTCTCAAGACTTATCTGATACCTTAAAAGAACATCCTGAACTAGACTCTAAGAGTGAGCAGTACGATCCCGATATTGATTCCGCCTTCCAAGATATTCTTGAGGAGACTGGAGTCATAACCACGGATGGACAGTTGCGCAACCCGAACGTAAAGGTATCCAAGATTGTAGCAAGAATGAAAAAGGTCTTTGACAAGGAACGTACCAAGGGCGCATCTGCAACGACTGCAAGCATGGCGAAGGCTATGAGTGAAAGCGCAGTCACA